AAGAATGGCCGCAGGCATAAACATTAATATGGCGGTCGTCGCTAATGTTAGCGATGCCGTCCGCGGCCTTAACCGAGCGACAGATTCTGTAAAGAAGCTTGATCAAGCCGTTAAGCCGGCAAATGATAACCTTAGCCGCCTGGAAAGGTTGCTGCAAGGCAAGGGCGGCGGCAATCGCTTCTTCCGCAGCGGGCTACAGCAAACCGGGTATCAGGTTGGCGACTTCGCCGTTCAGGTCGCTAACGGCACGTCTGCGATGCAGGCTTTTGGCCAGCAGGCTCCGCAGCTTCTGCAAATCTTTGGTCCGATTGGCGCGATTGTTGGCGCAGCCGTTTCTGTCTTTGCGGCTGTCGCCGTTGTGTTTGAAAAGACCGGCGACGCTTCCAAGAAGGCGAAGGCAGGCATAGACCCTCTTGTTGAGGCAACAGATAAAATAAACCAATCTGCGATGGCCCTTGCGGAGACGTACAATGTAAACGTCCCCGAAAGTCTTAATGCCGCTAGGGAAAAATTTGGGGAATTGACTGCCGAAGTGGTCAAACTCCTTGAGACCCAGAGAAAATTAAAGCAAGAGAAGTTATTTGCGGACATTGCGGAGCAGGCGGAATTAATCAAAGTAAACACGCCGAAAGTAAAAGAATTTCTAGAAATACAGAGAAGAATTAATGAAATCCGGGCCAGGAACGTCGACAATAAGCAAATACGCAGGCCTGATTACCAAGCGATGGTTATCGCGCCTGCTAAACAAGAATTGAAAATACTGAACGCACAATTAGATAAATTAAAAGGGGCGCGAGGTGTAGCAGACGCTATCAAAAATGTCTCTAGCGCGCTAAAAGCTGGCAATCTAGACTCCGCCGCCGAGGCAATAAATAATCTCACTGATAAACTTGGCGAATTGGATGACGTAACGCTTGATCAACGTGTTAAACTAACAAACCTTGCCCAAGCCTTACTAATCGCGAAGAAAAGCATGGGGGAATTTGGCGGAAAGTCTGATGAAGCCGCGTCGTCAACCGGCAGATTAACTAAAGCCGCGAAGGATTTGCTAGCGCAACTTGAGCCGCTTGATACTACCAAAGGCACACTTGAGCCGTTGATTCGGCAATTCGATATCCAGGAGAAAATTAATCAACTCCTGCGGAAAGGTGTGTCTTACGAGAACGCCAAGAAAATAGCGGCCACTGAGACTGGCACTGCGCTTGAGACCGCGAAGGCCGCGTTTGAAGCGCAACTTGATGCTGCCAAAGCGATCACAGCAGAGTTAATAAGGCAAAATTTGCTGAAGCAATTTGAGCCGCTTGATACTACCAAAGGCACACTTGAGCCGTTGTTTCGGCAATTGGATATCCAAGAGAAAATCAATCAACTCCTGCGGGAAGGTGTGTCTCACGAGGAAGCCAAGAGAATAGCGGCTACTGGGGTTGGCACTCAGCTTGAGCGCGCGAGGGCCGCGGTCGAAGCGGAACTTGATGCTGCCAAAGCGATCACAGCAGAGTTAATAAAGCAAGAGGACATGGGCCGCATTAGAACCGGCAAAGTCCCCGTTCCCCAGGCTCGGCCTGAAAGTAGGCCGTTCTTGGCGGAAATCACCAAGGTGCAGCAGCAGATTGATGCTGCGCGGCTCTCCATGGATCTTATCAACACTGGTGGCTTCAGCCCTGAACTAGCGAAGCAAGCTGCGGAGCTAAAGGTTCAGGTCGGCTTGACTGGTGAGCAGATGTCGGTGCTGATCCCCAAGCTGCAAGAATTAGAGCAACTCAAAACGCCCGTGCAGAGTCTTCAAGAGGCGTTTAGGGAACTTGCCGACACCGTACTCGACAAAGTGTCGAACGCATTCGCAAACGCATTTACCGGCATCGTCAACGGCACAAAGAGCGTCTCGCAAGCGTTCAAAGAAATGGTTGGCTCGATCCTTGCCGACTTCGCCAGGATGATGGCTCAGAAAGCCGCTGCAAGCCTGCTTGGGTCGTTGTTCGGCAGCTTGTTGGGCGGCGGCGGAGGAGGAGGGTATACCGGCAATGTCTTCGGAGCGCCGGTTCCGGGCTTTACCCAGCCTCTTGCATTAGGCGGTGTTTTGAGCGGCGGCAACATTACGCCATTTGCCCGAGGCGGTGTCGTTAACCGGCCAACACTATTCCCAATGGCCAAAGGCGCAGGTTTGATGGGTGAGGCCGGCCCGGAAGCGATCATGCCATTGACGCGCGGGCCAGACGGCAAGTTGGGCGTCGCTGGCGGCGGCGCAAACGTCAACGTCAATATCATCAATCAGGCTGGAGCGGATGTTGAAACTAAGCAAAACGGACCAGACATTGATGTCATCATCCGTCGCGCCGTCACGTCTGACATTGCAAATGGCGGACAGATTTATCGCGCCATCGGCCAACGGTTCGAGACTAGCACGCGGCTGACGAGGAGATAGGCGATGGCGACTTGGCCTGGCACACTGCCGCAGGCGTTGCATCTAGGAGCGACCGAGACCGCGCAGAAGGCATTTCTACGCACGCAGATGGATGCTGGCCCATACAAGCAGCGTGGTCGTTTCACCGCTGCCGCGCGCTATCTGTCTGGGACGATGCTGCTGACGCAGGCGCAGCGGCAGACGTTTGACACGTTCTACCGCTCAACGCTCGGATATGGATCAGACGCATTTGACTGGCACGACCCGGTGGACGGGTCTGTCGTCAGTATGCGCTTTGTTGAAGTTCCAGCATTCACAGCCGTCAATGGGGGCGGCACAGGGTCTCCAGGGGCCGCGGCGTCGCTCTGGAGCGTCGATCTTCAACTTGAGATACTTCCGGCTTAGACATGGCAAGATCGCTCTCCACGGCTGCGAAAGAGGCTATATTAGCCCAGCAAACAAGCAAGGTCTTCCTGACACTGCTTGATATATCTCACAGCGAGTTCGAGTCCACTTTCCACTTTGTTGATAATCCGATCCCTGTGATCGCGAACGGATACATCTATGAGCCGTTCCCATTCGCGTTGACTCTCCCCGACGACAATGCAGAACGTGCGCCACAGGCGCGTCTTGTTGTCGGAAACGTGACGCGGGAGATCATGGACGAGATCCGCTCGGTCGGCGGCAGCGAGCGCATTCGCATCGATTTCCACATCTTGATGTCGGGTCAGGTCGCAACAGAAGAGTTCTTGTTGCTCGAGACTGGAGATTTCTTGCTACTGGAAAACGGCGACAAACTTGTACAGGACGAGCCTGTCGAGGTCGTCGCATCGTATTCAAACTATGAGCTTCGTAATATCAGCTTTGACGCCTTGGCCATTCAGGGCGATCTAATTCTGGGGGACTTTTTAACGGAACCGTTCCCACCCAATCGCTTCACCCCAAATCTGTTTCCGGCGCTATTCTGATGCATTGGTCAACTCAGTACATCGGCCTGCCGGTGTCGCCGCTTGGGACGAGCCGCGACGGCGTTGATTGCTGGGGGCTTGTCGTTCTGGTGTACCAAGAAATCTTTGGAATCAGGCTAGAGCATCATCGCCATCATCTTCTCGCCGCTCATCGAGGCGAAGCAATTGATTGCACCGACTTCCAGATGATAACGCAGCCGACCGACGATCCGGTTGACGGCGATGTCTTGCACATGTGGTCGATGAAAGACGGGGTAAAAACTCAGAACCACATTGGGATAGTCGTTGGTCGCAAGAATAAAATTCTGCATGTGCAGGAAGGCGCGGGGTCTGTTATTATGGATGTGTCGCGGACGCCGAATACATGGCGACCGATACGCTATTATCAAAGGCCGGGGCGATGAGCGTCATCAAGGTAGATCAAGAAGTTGCGGCCACTCCAGCCACTTACCGCGTTGTGGCGCGCATCAGCCCGTTCTCTGAGCGCAACGTCACGTTTAATCTATCGCCTGACTGCACTGTAGCTGATGCTATAGCCAACGTCGCTTTGCCGCGCGATATGACTTATCAGGCCTGGATACATGACCAGCCGCTCGATCCGACCAAGCTGCACCGCATACGTCCAAATGCGGGGACGACGTTATATCTGAAGCCGACGCTGCACGATCCTGTCAGCTTAACCGCTTTTATAGCAACCGCATTAAGCGTGAGCACGGCGACAGCAACAATCATCGTTAGTGTCGGGACGCTTATAATCTCAACCGCGCTGAGTTTCATTTCATCGCTTCTACTAGCACCGAAAGCCCCAGAGATCGCTCGCAACCCTGATGAGCCGACGGTCTACAACATTAGCGGCGCGAGAAATTCAGCCCAGCCATTTGGCGTCATCCCAAGCGTCCTTGGTAAAGCGCGGTTTGTTCCGCCGTATGCGGGTTTGCCATACACAGAGATCGTCGATAACGACCAATATTTGAGGCTGTTGGTTGTCTGGTCTTATGGGGCGTGCAGGATCACCGAGCTGAAAATTGGCCAGACTTTGATCGACGACTATGACGACGTTGAGTATGAGCATGTGCTGAACGACGGCGGGGCGACAGCCGTCACGCTATACCCTGACCAGGTTCGGCAGGAAGATTTGTCCCTCACTTTCAACCAAGATGACGAGGGCAACTACAGTGACTGGCAGGAGCGCACAACGCCAATTGAAACTGATGAGATTGGCATCACCGTCACTTGGCCACAAGGCTTGACGCAATACTCATCCAGCGGCAAGCGGAAAGACTTTACCACACACATTCAGGCGGAATACAGCCCAACGGGTGCGGCAACCTGGACTTCGTTTGCCGACGAAGATGTTGTCGCCCGTACGGCCAAGCCGTTGCGGCGGTCGTGGCGCACCACGGTTACGCGCGGACAGTATGATGTGCGGGTGCGGTATCGTTATGTGATCAGTAAGGCGCTGAAAAATCCTGACAGGGTCCGCGCTGACGCAACATGGACGGCATTGAGGTCGTTCAAGAACGAAGACCCGATCCAGCTTGACGGGCTCTCCTATACAGCAATCCGAGTGCGAGCCACGGACCAACTCAATGGTGTGATTGATCAGATTAATGCCATCGTTGAGCGTCGCATTCCGGTGTACAGCGGCGGCAACTGGCTCACGACTGGTTATAGTCGCAACCCGGCAGACATATATCGTTACATTCTAACCGCAGACGAGAACAAAAGAGCGCTTGGCATCTCTAGTATTGATGACGACGCCTTGGCAACGTGGTGGCAATTCTGCGACGACAACAATTTCACCTATGGCCACGTCATCGACTTTGACATCTCAATCTGGGATCTGCTCGTCCAGATAGCATCTGCTGGCCGCGCCACACCCAGTGTCGTCGATAGCAAGTGGGGTGTCATCATCGACACCTACAGGCCGACAGTTGTGCAGCATTTCACGCCTCGCAACACCTGGAACTACACCGGCCAGCGTTTGTGGCCGGAACAACCGCATGGCTTCCGGGTCCGTTTTGTCAACCAAGATCGCGACTATATCACTGACGAGATGACCGTCTATGACGACGGCTACAACATCAGCAATGCGTCGATCTTCGAGGCTCTGGAAATCCCGGGCGTACAGAACCCCGATCAAGCATATGTTATCGCTCGCCAATTTTTGGCCATCACACGCCTGCGGCCAGAGATTCACACGTTTGATGTCGATATTGAAAGTTTGGTCGCAACGCGCGGTGATCGCGTCCTTCTAAATCACGACGTGCCGCTGTTAGGGACAGGCTATGGCCGCGTGTCAAACGTGAGCGGCCAAATTATCACGCTCGACCAGGCTATTATTATGGAGAGTGGCAAAAACTACTCCATGCGCTTTCGACTTGCCGACGGCGAAACATTGTTGAGGTCCGTCGTCCTCACGGTCGGCGAGTACACGACAGTGACCTTGAGCAATTCCGACCCGATCACCGACACGCCAGAAATAGGTGACTTGTTCATGTTCGGGCCGGTGGGGGCGGAAACATTTGATCTGATTATCCATAGCATCCGGCCAAACGATAATTTGACAGCGACCATTGAGTGCTATCCATATTCGCCGGAGATCTTTGACGCGGCTGCGTCTATTCCGGTTTTCGATAGCAAGGTCAGCATCGTCTACACTCGCTCGATGAAAGGCCCGGCCAACCCGGAGATTACCGATGTAGCGCTAGACGAACGCGCTTTAACCAAGACTGCCCTCGGCGACCTCCTCCCCGGCATCAATGTTTTCTTCCGGCGCGGTGTCAGCGACCCAGCTAACGATGGCAGGCAGTACACACTCGCTGAGAACTTCCGCGTCAGGTGGCGCGAGTCAGGCACTGAAAATAAATATTCATACAGCCCGCTCTTACAGGATGCTGAGGCGTATCTGATCCAGGGCGTTGAGAATGGTGAGTCATACGACATCGGCGTGCAAGCGTATGACCGGTTTGGCGCAAGCAGTAGCTGGACGGAGGCACTCAATCAGACGGTTTTGGGAACGACAGCCGCGCCAACGACCCTGACCAGCTTTGTCGTTAACACGACCGGCGATCAGACTTATGTGATCTGGTCGTATGGTGATATCCCGATTGACGTGATCGCTTACGAAATCCGCTACCACTCAAACCAAAACGTTACAAACTGGGCTACGATGACGCCCATCGCGTCTAACATCCCTCGCGACGCTCGCTCCTATGCGGTGCCGTCGCGACACGGCACCTACGCCATTAAGGCCATCGACGTTAACGGCACTCGCTCGGAAACCGCGCTTTATGCCAATGTTAGTTTGTCCGACCCGAGAACATATTATACCGCAGCGACAAACACTGATGCGCTTACGGGCGGCACATATACAGACACAGTCCTAAATGGCGACAGCCGTATCCAACTTGATGTTGATGCGGATGGTGACTTCGAGGCGATTGGTTATTATGAGTTTGCGAGCGCGACGGACTTGGGCATGGTCACAAGCGTTAGGCTTATCTCGAACATCAGCTCCAACATTCTTGACCCCGGCAACATTATAGCCGATTGGGCGACCCTAGCAGCGGTGACAAGCCTTGATGGCGGTATTAGTCCAAACGATGTCCAAGTGACAAT